TCTTTCTTGGAATAGGTAATAGGCCTGAATCTTTGATTCAGGCACTAATTTCCCGTTCCCTTTAAGTCTTTCTATGATACCTGCAGGAAACTTCTTCCAGTCTCCTGCAGGTACACATACAAATTTCTTTATGGGATCGTCTGCGGGGATCTATTTGATCTCAACAAACGACTCCTTGTCGAAATGTCCCGTGCCCGACAAAACTCCTCTGAGTTTTGTCAGACACGGGGCCCGTTCGCCCACCATCTCTCGCATCACCGTATAGGTGACGTTTCGAGGATGGGACTTCTGACTCATTACGGCATTGGCCCAACTAACTGCGTTCCAGTTGGTGGGTACCTTGCCGATACCGAATATTTGTCTAGGCAGGTATACCGGAATTTTCTGGTATGACAAACCGAGACATACATCTTGACTCGCAGAGGCGACACTGAACAAGAAGTTTTCTTGTTCACTGCCCCCTTTGCGTACATATTCCATGTCTTTCCCGAAAAGGGTATATTTCCCTTTCGTGTCAGACGCGAAGTCTTTACGATCTTTCTTCGTATCTATAACTAACCTAAATTTAGGTAAGTCGAGGTACGGAAGTAATCTATTGTCCTTTAACCTTTCCGCATTGGGTACAGTGTGGAAACGGTCAATAGGAATCATTGCGACTTCTTCGCAATAAGTGAACCAATCACTTGTTACGAAATAGTCTTTCTCTGATAGGTCATATCCTAACTGCTTTGAAGCAGTTAGGAATGCGTCTATCCACTTTTGTGCATCTGGGCCAGCCTTGATTTCGACTCCGTCGTCACCATTGCCGGCCCCTACGCCTTTAACTTTCCCCACCACCTTATCTGCGTATAAAGCGCAGATAGGGTGTGCGAGGGAGAGATTTGTTTTGGTTAAGGGGTCCCCCATGGGGATCCCGTTAACCATAACTCCTTTATATTTGCCGTTTATATATATGTCCTTTTTACCAGGCCATATACATAACACGGCATCAATGATATCTTTCGGTGCGTTCATCTTTTTCAAGAGTGTACCCATCGTCAGATGCGCAGATTTATGCGAAGGCCGATCAGTTGATTTTGTCCAATCAAATGATGCGACCTTCACTTCTTCTTCGAACAGAATTTCACCGCGAATGTGATCGCGGTGATCAATCCTGCTCATGAATTTATAACCCAATCGTCCCGCTTGAAGCGAGTCACGTAAAAGTGGCTCGGATTTAATCGCTTCGATTGTCATGTGTGAAAAAGGTTGTAACAGCGCGTCTTTATAAAAGGACCCACTGGTGACAACCCTACATTTACCATTTTCTCTAATTCCGGCAACATTTGTCTTCCAAATGTCGACGGAACTAGATCTGATCTTTTGTAACGCCTCGTTGAAGACCAAATTTCCAATTTGGCCTCCAGCGTTGTCAGCGCTGAATTTCGGAAGAGCGGGTATTTCACCCGACCTGAAACGTTGTTTCAGATGACCGAATTTCCCTTCGGTCCTCTTCCTCGATTCTGTACACGATGACGTGCTCATACTCACACGAAAGTGTGGGGATGGGCCCGCCGCATTTAAAGCCACCCGTTCACATACCTCATCGATCGATTCGATGAGGTATTTGTCCGGGTGAAATTCTTTTATGGTGGTCACCTCACTGACGAATTCGTCAATGGTTGTGGCCACCATTTTCTTATTTGCAAGGCCCGTGGCCCTGGTCTGCGTAAATGCGCATACCCGGAACATCTTGGCCTTTGAGTTATCCTTTGCCATTGGATTGTAGACGTTTAAAACGTCCATAACCCATGACATCTTTCTTATCGACCTTTCGGAAGGGTGGAATTCCTCTTTGAGGAATCCACTCTTCCGAAGATCTTTCTTGAAAGCCTTCCAGTCCTTTTGATATCCTGCGTAATCAAAAAGACAG